ATATTTAGACCCCACAAGGATAAAGGAGTTATTTAATGTCACTTGAGAATAGAATAATAAAGTTCTGTCTAAACCGTGACTTTTTTGAAGAGAATAGAAAAAGGATTAGTAAGAACAATTTTACTAATGGTTTAGCAGAGGTATACACTGTTATAGGAGATACCTATAAAAAACATAATAATATACAAAAGCTTTCTGTTGAAGAAGTTAAAGATGCATATTTTAATATTTACAAACCTGCATCCACTACTGCTCATCGACAGAAAATGGAAGCCATACTAGACAACATAGGTAATGATAACACAGAATATAATGCTGATATTGTTTCTGATACGTTAAAGAATTTACGTATGCTAGAACATGCTAAACAAGTTATAGAAGAAGCTAATGGTGTTTGGAATGGTAAGAGTAAATCATTATCTACTGTTAAAAAATTAGTGGAAGAATTTGATGAAGACGTAATAGAATCTGAAGATGGGCTAACTCCTGTTACTAAAGATATTGGTGAGATGTTAGATGCAGTATCAGTTACATCTAAATGGAAGTTTAATATAAAAACATTAGGTGATAGAATTGATGGCGTAGGTGAAGGTAATCTTATGGTTATATTCGCTAGACCTGAAACAGGTAAGACTGCATTTTGGGTTAGTCTAGTAGCCGGGTACGAAGGCTTTGCTCATCAAGGTGCTAAGGTTCATTGTTTTATTAATGAAGAACCCGCAGTTAGAACACAGATGAGAATGGTATCTGCATGGACTGATATGCATAAGCTTGATATACAAGACAGTATGAAAGAAGCAAAAGAAGAGTGGGCTAAGATTAGTGACAACATAGTTTGCCATGATTCTGTAGATTGGTCACTAGAATCTTTAGATAAGTATTGTGAAGATAATAAACCTGATATTGTTATTGTTGACCAACTAGATAAAATAAATGTAGAAGGAACTTTCTCTAGAGGTGATGAAAGATTACGAGCAATCTACTTAGGTGCAAGAGAAATAGCTAAGAGAAGAAATATAGCTTTGATTGGTGTCTCTCAGGCAAATGCAGAAGCTGAAGGCTCAGCAGTTTTGTCTTTTGATATGATGGAGAATAGTAGAACAGGAAAGGCAGCCGAAGCTGATTTAATTATTGGTATTGGTAAAGCCCAACAAGATGGTGATACACCTAACTTTTTGCGAAACTTAAATGTTATAAAGAATAAAATAAATGGATGGCATGGTATAGTTAATAGTATACTAGTGCCTGAGAAATCGAGGTATATAGAATGACAAAGATAACAGTATTTGATGTGGAAACAACAGAAGAAGGTTATAAAGGAAGCCCTACTCCTTACTATCCTGATAATAAATTAATAAGTTTAGGTATAGATAATGAGTATTTATTTTTTTGGCATCCTGACTTGCCTGATATTGATTTAAAAAAGAATAAAAAGATTGTCCAAGATATACTGAATAAAACAGATATTCTTGTAGGTCATAATATAAAATTTGATTTGTCATGGATATATTCTTGTGGATTTAAATATACTGGTATTATTTATGACACTATGATAGCTGAATATGTTTTACATCGAGGTGTTAAAACTAGAATATCTTTAGCAGAATGTTGTGTAAGAAGAGGATTAATACATAAAGCTACTTCAATTATTGATACATATAGAAGTCAGGGAATGACTTTTAAAGATATTATTCCTAAAGATATTGAGTTCTATGGTAGAAGAGATGTGGAGTGTACCCGACAGCTTTTTGATGCTCAGGTATCAGATTTAAATAAGAAACATAATTCTTCTTTATTAACTACAGTTAAAATGATGAACAAATTTACAAAAGTATTAACCAATATGGAGATGAATGGTATTTATATTGATAAGAGTACTTTATCTGAAGTTAGAGATGAATTTGAAAAAGAGCATAAACGATTACGAGTAAAGATAGATGATACTATTTGGGATATGATGGGAGATACCCACATAGAACCTAGTAGTGGTGAACAACTTTCTTGGCTAGTATATGGATTAAAAGTTACTAATAAAAAGAAATGGGCTGAGGTTTTTAACATTGGTGTTAATAAACAAACTAATAAACCTAAGAGAAGACCTAGAATGTCCATAGCAGACTTTAATAAGTATGTTAAAATGTATACTAAGCCTGTTCATAAAACTCGTTCAGAAAGATGTTCTAGTTGTTATGGCAATGGTAAAGTTCAGAAAATGAAAGTTGATGGTAATCCCTATAAGAATTTAAGTAAGTGTGAGACTTGTGATGGTCAGGGTTTAATATATCATCAGTTAAAAGAATTAGCAGGATTTAAAGTTAACCTTAAAACTATTGTAGAAAACTTTTCTAGAGATTCTAAAGACACTGCTAGTAAGTTAGTAGGACTAGCTTGTAATACAGGATTTAAAACAGATAAAATAACTTTAATGACTATTTCTAAGTATAGTAAAAATGGAGTAATTGATTTTGTAGATTCTATTACAAAGTATAGTGCTATAGAAACTTACTTATCTACTTTTGTTGAAGGTATACAAAACTTTGTAGGTTGGAACTCTATATTACATCCTAGCTTTATGCAGACTGCTACTTCAACAGGAAGATTGTCTAGTAGAAATCCTAATTTCCAAAACCAACCACGTGCTAAAACTTTCCCTATTAGGAAAGTAATGAAATCAAGATTTAAGAATGGTAAGATTATGGAGGTAGACTTTGCACAGTTAGAATTTAGAACTGCAGTCTTTCTTGCTCAGGATAAACAAGGTATGGAAGATATAAAAAATGGAGTTGATGTTCATCAATTCACTGCTGATATCATAGGAGTATCTAGACAAGATGCTAAGGCTCATACTTTCAAACCTTTGTATGGAGGTTTTAGTGGTACAGATGATGAAAAGAAATATTACGCTGAATTTTTAACTAAATATAAACAGATTAAAGAGTGGCACGATAAGTTAGAGTATAGTGCGATTGCCACCAAACTAGTTACCTTACCAACAGGTAGGCAATATTCTTTTCCCGATGCGAAAAGGATGCCTTGGGGTAGTTCTAATTATTCCACCCAAATAAAAAACTATCCTGTTCAAGGTTTTGCTACTGCCGACATTGTTCCTTTAGCTTGTATTAATGCTTATGAGTTAATGAAACAAAAGAAGGTAAAAAGTCTATTAATTAATACTGTACATGACAGTATTGTTGTAGATGTCTATCCGGGTGAAGAAAATGTTATGTCAGATATCTTAGCTAAATCTACTACAGGGGTAAAAAACACAATGAAATCAATGTATAATATTGATTTTAATGTACCTCTAGATATAGAGATAAAAGTAGGCTCTGATTGGCTTGACATGACAGAAATAAAACTGTAACTTATCCACAACTATAAATAATAAGGAGTTATTATTAATGATGACTAATGAAATATCAGTAAAAGGAATGTCTGATGCTCAGATTATGGCAGCAATTGGACAGACTGTTGATACAAACAGACCCATGCTATCTCGATTACAAATTAACAGAGATGCAGAGGATGATGAAGGTAATAGATTACCAACAGGTCACTATCAAATCTATCATCCAGAACTAGAACAAAACATATATGGTGAGTCAGTAGAATTTAGACCTTTCTACACTGCTTATCAATATATGGCTTACAATCCTACTGAGAAGAAATATACTTCTCGTTCTGTTATATTTAGGAATTGGAAAGAGGATATTATTGACACTTCAGGTGGCACACGATGTGGCAAACTTCCTGAGGCACAAAAAGCTAATCTTACCTCTGCTGAATTAGAACTTCAGAAGCAGATAAAATGCTACAAGATGACTTATGGCACAGTATCTTTTAAAGGTAAAAATGCTAAAGGTGAAGATGTAGATATTCAAAACTTCCCCGTTCTTTGGAGAAACACAGGAACTAATTATAATATTGTTAATGAAGCATTTACAGGCTTAACTAATCTAGGTAAACCGATGTTTAAATATACTTTGACATTAGGTACAGAGAGAAGAAAAGCAGGTGCAATACGTTTCTTTGTTACTACTTACAAAATTAATAAAGATAAGGAATTAAGTTTTTCTACAGATGATGAAAAAACTTTAGAAAGTTTCTTAACTATAATTAATTCTGAGAATAAAAGTGTTAATACTCAGCATAGTAGGTCTACTACTCAAGCAGAATCAGACGGTGATGATGCTAAAGTAATTGACCAACTTACTAAGTAAGTGCATTTACTTTTAATAAAAATACAAGAACTATTATCCCGTTCCACTAAGGAGCGGGTTAACATATCAGAAGATATTATTGAGCAGTTTGGAGAAGATTGCAAAACTGCATTTAGAAAACAATTTACAGAAGAAAGAAATAAAGAATTCTCTATAAGAATGTCTAGTATTGGTAAGCCCTTATGCCAATTACAAATGGAGAAAAATAAGTCTTCATCCGAATCACCTCCTTACAATTTTAAAATGCGAGTTTTGTTTGGTGACTTGATTGAAGCAGCAGCAATAGGTATTATGAAAGCTGCAGGAATTAAAATTCAATC